CAAATGATTGATCCTACTATTGAAATGATTTTTGTTGATTTATTTGCCGGTGCTGGAGGAGTAACAACCGGTGTTGAAAAATCGAGAATAAACGGCAAGAAAGTGTGCAAGGTGATTGCAGCTGTGAACCATGATGAACTTGCAATAAAAAGCCATGCAGCAAACCATCCAGATGTTATTCACTTTATTGAAGATATCCGTATGCTGAATGTTTACCGTTTGCTTGAAGTGGTACAGCAGGCGCGTGTAAAATATCCTAATGCATTGCTTGCAATGTGGGCTTCGCTTGAATGCACCAATTTTAGCAAAGCTAAAGGTGGTCAGCCACGCGAAGCCGACAGCCGTACACTGGCTTACAGTCTGTATAAAAGCTTTGATGCGAAACGAAACGAATATGTTGATGGGTTAAGCTATATTCAGATTCTGAACCCTGATATCATCTACATCGAAAACGTAGAAGAGTTTATGAGTTGGGGCCCGTTGGATGATGCTGGCCGGCCTGTATCAATGCGCGAAGGACAGGATTACATAAAGTGGGTTGAAAAAATGCAAAGCTTCGGCTACAACTATTCACACCGGTTAATCAATTCAGCCGATCATGGAGCATTCACCAGCCGTAAAAGATTCTTCGCACAATTCATTCGCCAGGGAATGCCAATCGGATGGCCCGAAGCTACCCATGCAAAGAAACAGCGAAGTGATGTTTTCGGAAGCTTCAGCAAATGGAAGGCTGTGCGTGAAGTGCTGGATCTGACCGATGAAGGTAACAGCATCTTTACCCGTAAAGCACCATTGAGTGAACGCACACACGAAAGGATTTACCACGGACTTATAAAGCATGTTGGTGATGGAACGGATTCACATGAAAAATTGTGCTTTCTGCAAAAGTACAACAGCATGGCTGCAAATGGAAGCATGAAGCATGCCACCAAAAGTGTGAATGATCCTTCACCAACAATTACCACACAAAACCGTATCAGTGTAGTTCAGGCGTTTATGGTTCAATATCACGGCAAAGGAATATCAGTAAGCATTGATGGACCGGCCACCACCATAACCACACGTGACAGGCTTGCATTTATAAAAACATCACAATTCATTGACAGGCAATTCAGCAATAGCCAGCCATCAAGCATTGATGAACCTATTGGTTCAATACTCCCGGTACCTAAATCAAATTTGGTAAGTTCAAACAGTTACCTGATTGATCAGAGTTATGGCAATAAATCACGCACGCTGGATGCACCAGCACCAACAGTGCTTGCTTGCCGTTTATTCTCGATTTTTCAACACCGGTTGTTACTCCTCCAGCACCGGCAAATAAATCAACAAAAATCATTTCAATAGTAGGATCAATCATTTGATGGAATTTAGTTAATCATTTACTTTTCTACACCATTTCACGCCTGCAGTGTAAGTTCCTGTTGTGTCTGTCAGCAATTTGCCTTCGTAATAAAACCGGTACCTGATGGTGCCTGATTCAATCATGCTGTCACCAGTGCAATGGCTGGTTACATGGTAATCAAATATGCTTACCTGGTTGCCGCATGAATTGTTTTCGTGCCTTTCTGTGAAGCTGTAACTGATGTTTTCACCGGGCTTTATGCTTTTCAAAGAATACTGATCACTGAACCACTGGATGTATGCATTTTTGCCATTGTATCTTACCACTCTCCATGCCGATATCGGTGTTGTTACAAGTCCCGGCACATTGATTGTCATTGTTCCCAAGTATTCGCCCTGCTTTGGTCTGCGTGTGTCCTTTTCTGAAATATAACCATATGCCTTGTTTGGTTGCATTGGTTCAAATTCTGCAGCCGGTTCTTCCTTTATGCAGGAAACAAGCACGATGGCAATCAGGTAGGTGCATTTCATCTTGTTTTTCCTGTTTTTGAAGCGTGGCATTTAAAGCACAATCCCTGGCAGTTATCGGCATCCAATGGGTTCGGGTATTTGCCATCCTGTGTGTCCCATCCGTTTATTTTATTGATGCTGATTATGTGGTCAACCGTGGTGGCTTCTGTAAGTATTCCGTTTTCGTTGCACATGGCACACAATGGATTTGCTGAAAGAAACTGCCTGCGAAACTTTCTCCATGCTGTTGTGTGATAAAACTTATTATCAACTGCCTTTTCAAATGCTATTCGTTTTGGCTGCCACGGCCTGCGGTTACCTCGTGGAATTAATGGCATATTCTCTGAACATTTTGCGTTTAATTTCTTCACTTTTGCGATCATTGGTCATTGTTTCAACCACTTCAAGGTGCCGGTTTATATTGTCGATGGCCCTGCGAATGGTCATAAATTCGCTGAATTTCTTAACTGTTTGCAGCTGTGTGTATAGTTTTTCAAGTTTGTGGTTCATGGTCTGGATCTTATGGTTCACTGCTTCCCAGCTATCATTTATCCCGTTCATTTTTGTTGGCTTTGCAGGATTAACACTTTCTTTTGAAATTCGAAGCACATACAGCCTTTTCTTTATCGTGTTGACATTGATTCCAAGTTGCTGTGAAATTTGTGTAGTTGTTTTTGTCTGTAATTATCAACCAGGTATTTCAGATTTTTTTCATTCCAGATTGGTGAAAGCATATAGCCAATTTTAAGCGTTTATTATCGGTTAGCTTCAATGATCATTTCATCCAGTTCCTGATCTATGACTACCAAGTAATCAAAGAATTCTTTCAGCGCAATAAACCGTGCATGATTCTTAACCACTTCGCTTTTATCAGGGCTTTTGATTATCTGCTTTGCAATGGTGGCTGCTGTGCTTTCTGATGTATTTTTATAGATATCGGCATTGCACTGTGCAATTTGTTCCTGCTTTGCTTGTTCAAATAGTTGCTTTTTACGTTCCAATGTCAGATTTATAATTCCAATCTTTTCAAGGTGCAAAAACTTAGATCCACCAAAATCAGCCAGAACACCTGTTTGCTTGTATTGATAAAATGCTTTTATGCAGGCAGTATCCATGATCTGGTTGATCTGCTCTTGTGTTGGCTTTGGTTCTTCTTCCTGGTGTGAAAGCTTTTGTTTTCTCAGCGCTTCTTCACGGTCAAATGACTGCTTGTAGGCTTTTACAAACTGATGAATGGTTGCCACGTTAATTCCGTAATATTCACCATACTCTTTCCGGATGCCATTTTCAACAGCTATTTCAAACTCTTTTATCGTTATGTTTTTGAAATACTTTCTAAGATCTTCAGCCACTGATTTTGAAAGTTGAAGAATTGAAGCCTGCTGTTCTTCATAAGTTCCTTTCATTTGAATTCCTGAATCCAGAACAGCCTTGCTGATGATGTTCACACAACTTCTGTCAATATCGTACTTTGAAGCTTTTAAAATAATCGGTGAATTATACTTTGCTTCAAGTATTGACAATTCAACAGAAGTATAGTTGCCTTTATTTTCTGTGGTAATTAGTGCTGTGCTCATACCCTTTGTTCTTTTTTATACATTTCATCAAGCATTTCAAGCGCACCCCTGTTTACATTGATTACATTCTGCAGGTGTGATGTGTTTTTGGGAATCATCCCGTTTTTATCTTTGATTTTCTTCTTTACCCAGTTGGCAAAATATGATTTGATTTCTTTAAGGCTGTCACGGTATTTCTGATTTGCCTTTATCATTTCCAAAAACTCAGTTAAATTGCTTTGAAACTGATCAGGATTTATGTTTGATGCACGGCAGATATCATTCTGCCAGCTTTCAGATTTTCTAAGTTCAATTTCTATTTCAGAAAATCTGATGTTTTCTTCTTCAATTTTTAAAATAATTTCATCGCTTATTTTTTTATGTACATTCATTATAATTTCAATTCTATTTTCATTTAATATTTTAGGTAATACCACGGTATTACCATCGTTATTCCATCTTTGTTTAATCCTATCTGATTGTTTTTTATTAAAATTCTCCCGTTTTTCAATGCTTTGACGAACCCATCCGATGAAATATGTATCATTTTCCTGTTCCAAAATCAATTCGATTGATGGCCAAACTTCGTCAAAGTCTTTACCAAGAATCTTCCGTAGTTGTACCACGGTAAAACCGTGGAATCTTCTTTGCACTTTTACAAGGTCAAAATATGCTCCACGTTCAAGCCTGTTCATGAATTGCGTATCATCGCTTGCATCACCAGGATAAAAAAGAAATGCCGGATCTTTAGCCATTATAGTGGGTAGTTATTATTCGTTAGTTTCTTCTTTCCTGCTGCTCCGTGGATGATTTACCGGCCACATATACTTTTTGCCATCGCTTGCCATCCATTCTTCATAAAAGATGCTTTCTTCTTCTTCGCGCATCTTATCCACGTTTTTCAGCAGTCTGCAGAATACTTTAAGCAGGAAGAACATACCTGCAAGTGCCAGCGCAATACCACCAAGCATTGCAACAGGATTAATTGATAAGGCTATGTAGTTCATATCATTTGGTTTAAAATTTTGTTTCAAATGAAGCAACCAGGTTACTATCCTTCACCCGGTTGCTACCGGCAGTTTATCAGGCTGCCTGCTTGTAGTTTATTGTGCCATTTATTTTGGCTGGTCAGCCGCTAAAGGACAATGCTACAATTACGCTTCTTTAAAGAACTTTACCCGTGAATGATGGCAATGTCTGGTGCAATTTCACCGATGGCAGCCAACTGCTCATTGATCATTGATTCAGCCTGTGTGTTAATGATATCATTGGCCACCGGGCTGAACAGGCTACATTGCAGGGTATCGGCATTGATTTCGATTTCAACCGGAATTTCAATGGCAGGCTGGCCCTTAAAAATTGGCACAGTCAATGTAAAATTTACCGGTATGCTCATACCTAAAACAACCTGCCTTTGAATGTTTGTACGGTTGCCACGCTTATCATCCGAAAGTTCAATTTCCTTTTCAACCTTCGCTTTAAAGTTCTGGAATACGGCCACAAGCTTCATGGCTGTTTCTTTGTCGGCAAACATAAACCGGTTCATCTTTACAGCCTGTGCAAGTTCGTGGCTCGAATAAGTCTTTTCAGGACTGTTAATGCCCCACTTTGCAAAGTGTGGATGCAATTCAATCACTCCGGAAATCATTGATTGAAACTTATCCGATTCATTTACCACAAGGGTAATACACCTGGTTTCAATGCTCACATAAATGTGGCAAAGCATTTGAGCAATCAGGCTTATTTTTTTCTTCAACCAGTTTGTCGGGGTGTCGATGTTACCTTTGATAATAAGTTTTTCCGGATCATAAACATTTGCGGCTTTACCTTCGCGAATGATCACTTCACCGCTTTCATTTGGAATTAAATTAATCTGAATTTTGTCCATGTTTTTTTTATTATTCGTTTACAACTTTCATCATTGTTTGATTTTCGTTAGGCATCAGCCTGCGTGAGAATACCAGTTCTCCATCGGAATTCATGTATTCCATCATTCCGGCTTCGTGGTTAGCGATCAGGTAAACTTCTTCGGTAATCTGTTCACCTTTCGATTTTACAACTGCATAGCATTCCTGCAGTTCTGATTTCAATGGAGCAACAGCCTGCTTGAATTCTTCTTTTGCAAGAAGCAGTTGTTCTTCGTGGGTGTCAATTTCAGCGTGAAGCGTAAAATACCGCTGTTCAAACTGTTTCAGTTCATCTTCACCCATTTGCTTGAAATAGGTAAACTGTTCGCGCCTGCTGGCATTTGCCGAAAGCAACTCAATGCGATCTGCTTTTGATTTTGTTTTGAAATTCATATTTAGGTTTTAGTTAAGGGTTCATATACACCCCGTGAAGGGTGCCGTCTTTCCGGCTGCCGTGTTATCTGGTTACAACCCCCAGTGTTATTCTTAGTGCAAATCTGTTACCAAGCAGCACACATTTACCGGTTCATGTTGTGTAAATTACTTTTCATCGGGGCACCACATGAATGGCAGAATAACCTCACAGCATCCTGGCTGATGCTGTCCACCGCTGCTTCCCCTAATTCTTTAAATAATATTCTGCTACCCGTTTTCCTGTGCGTGTTTTTACAATGTCGGTCCCGATATCGTAACCCATATTTCTCAGATCGTAAATACGGCCTGATGCACGAAGGCAATCAAAGCGTTTCAGTATCTGCAGTTGTGTTAAGCGTTCACCGCCTTTCAGTGCTTTCAGTATCAAAGCACAGTGTGATTGATTTAAAAACAGGTCACCTTGCATGGCTCATGGGTTTAACTTGTACATTTCAAAATCCCTACGGAAAGCCTTGTACCGGCCACCATACTTTTTAATGATACCCATCTTCATCAGGCGCGGCATCATTACATTCCGAAAGTGGCTTTCTGAATAACCAAGTTCCTGTGCCATCTGTGGAAGATCAATCATCGAAGTATCAATGGCCGGGTTAACAAGCTTTTCAATTGCATCGAATTTGCTAAGCAATGCATCAAGCTTCTGCATAATCATTTCATTTTCACTCATGGCTATTGAATTATTAAATGAGCGTTAACAGTTTCAGAAACACTGGCAGCATGCACATGGTTATGCAACCCTCTTGCTGCTTTCAGCTTAGCGCAAATCAGCTGCTTTTCAGCCTCATTTTTAAAACTGCCGTTCATCAGCCTGGTTTCATAATTATTTGCTAGTTCAGCAAGGGCTTCGCTGATCATTGAAATGTTGTGTTGTCCTTCGATTTTCATAAAATATTCATCATGTTACGGGTGAAATAAGAAGCCACTGCTGAACGGCACGAAAGGTTAAGCTTTTGTTTCAGGTGCAGAAGCGTGCTGTGAATTGTAATGGGTGCCACAAATTTTGACAAGGCAATCTGTTCAATGGTAAATCCTTTGGCTAACTCACATCCAACTTCAACTTCACGTGAAGAAAGCATTTCACCATGCACCGAAAACTTCTTCTTGCAGATCAATCCATATCCTTTGCAGGTGTGTTTCTTGTCACAGCTAATCATTTCATCATCCTTTGACTGTGGCCCAAAGTCTGCATTATCGTTCAGCGAACCATACCTGCAAGCAGCATAGGTGCGAAGCTGTTCAATTGGATTATGGATTCCCATAAGCTGCATTCCATCCATTGCACGCTTATCGTTTTCAAGGGCTTTACGAAGCATATCAAGTACAGGCAGTGGTGCTTCATCAAACCTATTGATGGTTTGATTGTGGATCAGCATAACTTCACCATTCCAGGTAAAGAATTCTGTTGATGCTGGGTTAATCATTGCCGGGTTCATTTTTTGGTATGGTTTTAATTTGCGATTAAGGCATTTACTTTCTTACTCACTTTTTTTACATAAGCCTTTTTTTCATCAATCATTATCAGCGAAGTATCAATAATGATCTGGCTATTCTTATGCTTGCCTTTTAAATGCTGGCTTACACACTGTCGGCTTACCCCGATACGTTCAGCTACATCGGCAAGGTCAATTCCGTTTTCCTTTAGCTGTGTTCTTATTTTTTCCAATAATTCTATATTCATATTTTTTATGTTGTTATCGCTTTACAAATTGATTACATTTGCTTAATTAATGAGCAACGAAGATAAGGTAATTAATATACCAAAGTCAAGTATTTACATGATTATTTTCGAAGAAATATGAAAATATTTTTTAATGAGTATTAAATGACTATTAATGAGCGTATTATAAATATCATTGATTTTTTAAAAATTGATGATTCAGAATTCGGCAAACAAATAGGAGTCGGAAAGCAATACATATACCTCATTAAAAGAAAAAATTATAGCGTTGGAAAGAAGTTTGTACAGCGAATACTTGATCGGTATCCTGAATTTAACCCTATGTGGATATGGTATGAAGAAGGCAATATGCTCTTAATAAATGAAAATACCTTAGAAGATTCCTTAACTAAATATAACTCTACAATGGACACTAAACTAAAAGAACAAATGATTTATCAAATGTCGATGAATATCCAAACGTTAACAGAAAGAGTGAACAAACTGGAAGAAACAATGGAACAAGTTTTAGGTAATTCAAAAAAAAACCGCAAGGCAAATTAATAAAACTGCCTGAAAATGAAACAAATAAAAAATGTTACAAAGTAAACGGATAACTAAAACCAAAGGGCCGGGAAAGCCTTTATTATTAAAGCAAACTACTGAAGTTCAAATCGGTTACATACGTGGTGTTCTTTGCCTGATGTACCGTAAAAATATTATACATCCATTAAACACTGAACTTTGGTTCATAAACTTTTAAAATATGTTATACATTATTTCTATTGTTTTAATTATTTATGTCTTTTATTGGTATTTTTCTACTAAAAGCACAAAAGGATTCGATAAAGTTACCTATCAAAAAAATTACGATCAATGGCGCAATCAATATCCACAAAATGTAAAATTTAAAAAGGAATTTAACATCAACATCGTTGGTGAAACATTTGAAGGAAGGCAGCAAGTAATTAAATATTGCAAGGCTGGTGATCGCTGTTATTTGGTTCATGAAAAGGATAATCAGTACGATCTGAATGCAGTAGCCGTTATGCATCAAAGCGGGAATAAAATAGGCTATATCGAAAAAGAAAAAAACTATTTATATGTTTATGATATTGAACACGGAATCATGATTGATTCAACCATACTTCGTATATCAGGTGAATTGCCTTATCTGGGTGTAGTGCTTAATATAAAACTTTGGGAATAATCACACCCCTTCAATCCCCAGCCGGTTAAGATCCATTTCAATTTTATTTACCAGCAGCTTCGCATAACCACGGGTAGTTTTAATATTACTGTGGCCCATGATGTGGCTTATGCTTTCTATCGGCATTCCAAGTTCAAGCATTAATGTGGCATACGTGTGTCGCGCTGTTATGGTGGTAAGCGGCTTATTAATTCCGCAAATTGTTGCCAGTTCCTTCAGGTACCCGTTCAGCCGCTGGTTGCTCCGCTTTGGGAAGATCAGCCCGGTGCCCTTATTATACCGGTTCAGTATTTCAACAGCTTCCGGAAACAACGGTATTGCCTGAATTTCACCTTCCACTTTTATCCTGCTTTTAACGATGTAAAGCCTTCCCTGAATTTCGGCAATATTATCCACGGTCAATGCCTTCATATCGGCATACTCCTGGCCGGTGTTGCACATCCATAAAAACATATCGCGCACCACTGCCCGCCGGTCAATGTCAGTTTGTTTGGTCCTGATCCGTTCCAGTTCTATTTTTGTCAGGTAAACTTTCCGGTTCGAATAAGCAGGTATCTTAAAATTTACATACGGGTTCTGCTTCAGCAGTCCATCATTCACAGCACGCTTTAAATACTTTGATAAGGTCTTATGGTTTTTCGGGGTAGTGGTTTGCTGCATTGTTTTCAGCAGGTGATTGTGATACACCCTTATAAATTCTGTATCGCACTGCATAAATGTTACGATCCGGAATTCATTCAAATTTTTCAGCACCGATTTCAGCCGCCTGTATGTCGATGGCTTTAATCCGGGCCGGTCAATTTCCAGTTGCCGTGCAAAGTAATCATTGAATGTTGTGGATGGTGGCTTATTGGCTAACTCAATCTTCAGCAGTTCTCCTGTCAGCGTTTCATCCTTTGCACGGTATAATGCATCAATCTCATACAAACGATCTCTCAGGGCTTTAATTTGCATATTCAGCACCATGCTATCCTTATGCCTGGCTGCCACTTCACCGGCTGCAGCATCCCAGTGCTTTGTTTCAATCAGTATCTTTGTACTGATAAATAACCTGTCGGTTCGTGTAAAAGGAATTTCAAATTCGATGGGTGCCCTGCCCGAAAGCTTTCGCCTGTTATAATGCAGAATAATTCTCATAATCTTGCCGGATTAGAATACAAATGTATCGCATTTTACATCACTGTATCGCATTTGTATCGCATTAACCCCCAAAACACCATTTAACCATCATTTTACCGATGTATGGAAAGTGTTTATTATTGCTTAAAACGATTGATAGCAAAAGAAAAACCCTTCATTGCTGAAGGGCTTTGGTGATCCCGCTGGGATTCAATTACATCTTATAGTTCAGGTAGTTACTTAATTTTGTATCGCATTTGTATCGCACTTCAAAAAATCCGGTAAGCCAAACCCAATGAAACATACCTCGAATCCTGGTACCAATTGTACCGTGCTGTAAAGCCTATTCGTTTCCGTGTCTGGTATTGCATCCCTGCAGAATACGAATGCATTCCGATATCAGCCAGTCCAATCAGCTGACCTTTGCGCACCTGTTGAATCAAAGTATCGTGTTCAGTCAGGATTGATTGCTGGGTAATAATTTTTTCACGCACTGAATAGGTATAATCAATTGAATGCAGATCACTGGCAACAATATCAGCGTGCAATGTCAGATCATAATTAATGATTGAATCTTTAAACAATCCATACACTCTACCATGATCAACAAACAGCGTGTCTGTAATCGTCTTGAAATCGGTTTTATGAATAACCTTTGTTTTGCCTTTTTTCCACAGGGTATCAATCCGGGTTTTTGATTTCACCAGGTCAAGATAATCCGCTTCTGCTTTCTGCTTTGCCATCAAAGCTGTTTCAGTATTCTTCAGTGCTTTATTTTTCTGGCTGCACTGGCTGAACGAAACAAAAATAAATATCAGGACAATACCTGATAAGCCGATATTCAACAGATACGTTTTCATGGCTTCAGCACTGAATCCTTAACCCATATTAATCCCAGGCAGGTAGGCAAAAGAAACATTGCCTGTTCCCATGTTGCCAGCTTTGTGGCAACTGCTACCCCGGTGGCAATTAACAATGCCAAACCTATGAAGGTAGTTTTCCAGTTTTCAAACACTCTTCGTTTCATATTATTTTTGATTTTTGTTTAGCAGGCTTTCCAAAATCAAATCCAATTTTTTATTAATACTCTCCACTGTCTGCTCATTCCAGTGTTCATGTTTATCCATGTCACTTCTGATAGATGCTGTTTCTTTGTCCACATACTTGTAAACATTCTTTACATCTTCCATTGTCACGGTATTCTTTATACGTTTTTGATAAGCCCAAATGAATAAAGTTATTGATGCAATCGAAGTTAGTGTTGAAAAGATCACCACGATTGATCCTATGCTAAGTTGAATTTGTTGCAGTATCATACAGGTAGTAAATTAGGCCAATGCTGAAACCTATGATTAACGAAAACTTAATCCATGCGTAAGGGGTTCCAAGGATAAGCCAATTACCAACGTATGTAAACAACAATGTTGAATAGAATATACTTGTAAACAGCAGAACCACCTTTACAAATTTGTGATTAAAAAAGCCAAAGCACAAATAAGTAAAAATTGATGTTGTAAAACAATTATTTGCAAAGTACACTTCATCCAGTCGATAATTAGCATAGTAGTAACACAAAAAGTAGGCAACATAACCAACTACACTAATCATCCCTGCAATTGCAGCCAAACAACCTTTAATCTTTATTTCACTTATCGTTTCCATTATTTCTTTGGTGGCAATGCTGGTCCTTGTGGTTCAGGATGGTTTGGATCAATCGGTGGATTATTCGGATCTACATTCGGTGGATTGTCCTCTATGATTTTCTTCATGTTTATGGGTTATTTATGTGAGCACTAAATTTAACTTCACTTAAAAATCTTTTTGATTACATTTTGTTTTGGTGCTTCAGTGCCATAATCGTAAACCGGTGGCATTGGTTTATATTCTGGAACATTAGGAAAATATAATTCTTCATACCCACGGTAAAGAACATCATGTGTGCCTGATTTATTTATTCTTGAATCATAGGCAACCACCAGTAAATTCCATATTGCACCTGGTCCTCGTTCAAGAATCGGTTCAGGATTATATATGTATAAAATACCTGTCGAATCCTTTATGCTTTTTTCAAGTAGCTTTGGGTGACCAAAGCAAAATGCCAATCTATCATTATCCTGACCTTTTCCAGAACTTGATAACACTTGCCAATACACTTTTTTTATAGTAGTATCCGACAACGAAATTCCAATTTGATAAACCTGTGCACCCTTTACAAACTTTGTATTATAGCAGTTAATAATAACACTGCTTGCAACCTGGCAGCTTGCTGCAAGGCCTATAAAAAAAAATAGTATTACAAGTAATCGTTTCATTCAAGTTGTACTATAGGTGAACCAATTAGGCAATAATTTGCCAGTCATCAGCAAGCATATCTGTTTGACTTGCAAGCCAACCATTGACCACTGAGCCGTCTGCCGCTTTCATGCAGATGTATGCTGTAAATTTTACAACGTCATCCGGTTCGGCTGTTTGGCGAATACCGTCATTATCCAGCACATCCTGCAAATAGTAATCCTTTACCGATTGCGGTAACGATTTTACTTTGTCGATCAGGAAATCAATGTGTAGCTCATCAGCAGGGCGCATAAATAGAAACATTCCCTTGCCATTCCATCCGGTTCTTTGAACCAGCTTGCCTTCTTTTAAGGCTTCAATTGCTTGTCCGAAATTCATTTTTTTTTGTTTTTATGGTTTGTGTTTGGGTAAAAGGTACTAAAGGTGAACTAATTACATCAATCTTTTAAGCATCGAATTGAAGCTCCGAAATCACTCGCAATTAACTGCTCAATAGTTGCAGATGCATTGGTTGGAAGCAAGGTAACTTCGTAGGGTGTTGATGATGGTTTTGTATTTGTCCAAAGAAGCGAATTTGAATTAATGGCTGAGAATGCCCCGGTACTGCCTGATCTGATCGTTGCCCCTACAGCCGTAAATCCACTTGCATTATCAGCATTATCAGCACTCCAATGAGTTGTGCCATCCTCTTTCATCTTTCCACCTGCGACAGAAGCACCGCCCAGATAAGCAATTAGTAATTCAAAATCTTCTTTCGTTCCGGCATGATAACCAACGGGTGCAATTAGTCTGAAATCATCCAAAACAAAGTGATTGTATTGCGCCCCGTAAGGTGTTTTATTCGCAATGTCGTTTGAGTGCCAACAGTACGCTGGAGTGGTTAAAGCTGCCCATGTAGTGTTATCTGTTTGGTTCGAGATTGCTTCACCGTTGGCAAACTTTGTGGTCTTTAGGTTTTCGACTAACCATGTCTGTGTGCCTATTACTACCTCTGTATAAGTGTTTCCATCAGCGTCAATAGGGATAACAGGTATATCTTCAAAGTTTGCGTACTTAACCGAAAATGAATTAATTGTACCATTAAACGCAACGCCTGTTATAGCCATATTCCGTGGAGATACGCCCATAGCAAGCATATAGTAAGTAACAACGCCTGTTTTAAAAATTAAAGGCGGTGGATTTGTACCGTCAAAGGCTGGTTTCAGATACCCGGCATTAACAGTTGCATCAATGGTTACTTTGTATAACTTACCCGGTGAAAGTGCGCTCAATCTTGATATTACAGCGTTTCCGGCTGTATTGCAGATTAACTTACTACCGTCTGCGCTCCATCCGGTTTGGAAATAGTTATCCCAATAAGCGTGTGAAGCGTGGCACCATGCCGTTTGATCTACAACCTCGCTACCTACCGTAATATTAGGAGCATTCAGATGATAAACACTTCTGAGTTTAGTATCAAACAAAGCATTTGCAATCAGTAAACCGGGTCCGGTTGGGTGCAAAGCATCTTCATAATAAGACTTATCGGTTGTATCGTTAAACCTCGAATCAGTATCAGTATCAACAATATAAACGCCTGATATATTTTTAAGGTCTGATCTCAATAGCCCGTTAAAAATAACCCTTTCGGCTTCAAATACTGAATCTCTCAGGTATGTAGATGGTGTCATGGTATATACAAATACCTTCCATCCTGCCGTAATTCGAGCCTGAACATAAGGCCTTAATGCGGTGTAGCAAGTTGCTGCCGCACCTGCTGTATTTGGTACATCATTAACGCCTATCCATAAGGCTAATATGTTTTTAAGACTTTCGGTTTCTGTTACTAATTTACTGTCAACGGTTGCCGCTTTGCCGTCTATAATTGATACAGTTGCACCGGAAGCGGAAGAATTATAAAAACCTGAAATCCTTGTATTCGTGCGAATGTCCCAATACCCACGAGCCATAAAACTATGTCCCTCAGTAACGAGGTTAAAACGCATAGTATTCCATGCTACATTCTGGTTCAACAATGTCGCTTTGAGAACCCCCGAAGGGGCTACGGCTTTTCCTTTTCCGGGCATATTATTCAGGTACTATGTTAACTACTGTTTGAGCTGCCAGGGGCAGAGCCTTAGCTCCGCGGATAGTGGTTATATGTCCGTAAGCCATAGTAACCGTTACGGCGTCCATAAACTCTATAGCCGTAGTTACAGTTATCTCTATGGTCTTCGTATTGGCTCCGGAGGCTACCGCCGTAAGTACGTTAGCTACCCCGTTAAGAGTAGAGCTAAAGTCTGCCAGACGTGCGGAAGGGTCCGACATTACCCTGTCATAAGTCAGGATAATAAGAGTACCGGCGGCGTTAGTGGAGGCCGTAAGGAGTACCGGTACCGGCATCTCGTCGGTAGATAGGAAGACCTGGCCCGCTCCTCCTGCTGTAACTGTGAAGCTGTGTACAAGCTGACCGAAAAAAGCAGTCTTACCTACCCCTAAGGTTTTACCCTTCCAGGGGTGAAAGGAGAGCTCCAGCCCTGCGCTATCTCTGAATACTCCGAAGGTAGTAGCTTCGTCCGCTTCAAAACAATAGACCGGGAGGTCTACCGTCTGGGCTCCGGTTGTTATCGGTAAAGAGCCGTAAGCTCCGGCTATCTGGTTCTGGGCGTCGTTTTTCATTTATTTAAGTGTTTATTAGTTCGGCGTTAATTAGTAAGCCCTCCCGGTACCCGATCTCTATAAGAGCGGTTATACGGTACTGCTTAGAATTGTACTCTATTACCATCTCCGTATCTATAGCCCTGTAGTAGGTCGTAAACTGGAGGCTCTGGCTGCTAAAGACTTCTTTTAAGTCTATACCCTTAGCTCCGGAGATATGCTTTACTCCCGCCCTTAGAGACATTACCTCCGTGGGGGTTATAACCTCAGAGCCATAGTTAGGATCCCGGGTTATGGTGTACTGTATTATCTTTATCCTGTGTCTCAGGTCTCCGGCTACTACTCCCATTACGCTACTGTATAGATACGGTAAGGACTTAAAAGGAATTCAAAACTATACGGGATCTTATATGGCTGTCCGAAGGCTACAGGGGACCGGTTAAGGTAAAGGTTACCAGCCAGCAGTAGCGCCGCCTGTTTAACCGTTACCGGGATATCGGCGTCCAATATGTCCGCCAGGCCCCCGTTACAGTAATCGGATATAGCCAGCTCTACCACAGCTATAAGAGAGGTTAAGTAGGTGTCGTCTCCTATAAAGGCCGTCTCTATGTTTAAATGTGCTTTTAAGCTGGCTAGCGTTGTGTAGGCCATATTACCCGGTATTTACTTTAAATACTACCTACCTACTAAAACTATAAAAGCCCCGCTATAGTAGCGAGGCTTTTAAGGTTATCCCGGTTAAGGGTTATTATTTCATTGATCCAGTCTTAAAGGCGCCGGACCTACGGGCTACAGCGTCGAAGTAGCCGTTAATGTGGATCCGGATATTACCCAGGTGTGCCTGAGTGAAAGGATCTACCAGCAGGTCAATAGCTCCCCAGCTTCCGATAAGGTACTCTGCCCAGTTTCCGAAGACAATACCGAACTCGTCGCCGCCTACCTGGAGGGCAGAGGCTACGTGGTTAGTAACGAGGGCGGGGTAACCGTTTACGGTTCCATCGGGGTTCATCAGATAGACAGCCTGGTTAGCTACCTTTACGGTCTTTTTCAGAAGCCCGCGGCCTGCTGCGTTGGTAATGTACTTACAGGTAGCCAGAGCGTTAGCCGTGTCTACTGCGGTCTCCATTACCCCCCCCCCCCCCCCCCCCCCCCCCCCCCCCCCCCCCCCCCCCCCCCCCCCCCCCCCCCCCCCCCCCCCCCCCCCCCCCCCCCCCCCCCCCCCCCCCCCCCCCCCCCCCC